AAGACTTATGCGAAGAAGACCGGCCAGAAGGTGAAGAAGGCTGGGACTAGGAAGAAGTAACATGGCACGTAAAAGGGAGATAGACTCCGCGTTGATGATTCAGGCCCTCGAGCAGACTATGACAGTTGAAGAGGCGGCTGATAAGATTGGATGCACAGCGCCGAGTTTGCGGAACAGGGCGAAGGAGGAAGTTGATGTGAAGGTGGCTCTCCAAGGTCAGAGTAAGGCTCGGGAGAATATCCTTGCAGAGGCCATCATCGCTAACAAAGGAGTCCTCAGCAAAGTCGCTGACACGGTCGGCATGGGGTCTGCTCAAGCAGTCCGTTACCACATCACTCGCAGTCCGGCACTGCAGCAAGTGATGGCTGATTCACGTGAGAGGATCATCGACACAGCTGAGGACAACATATTCAGGGCTGTTGAGAGTGGAGACAAGGCTTACAGCTGGAAAGTTCTTCAGACTCTCGGTAAGGATCGTGGGTATACAGAGAGGCGGGAAGTAGATCAGCACGTTATACACTCGGTGGATCAGACTTCTACAGAGGCCCTTGTGGGAGTTCTTGATCGTTTGGCGACTTCTAATCCGGAAGCCATTGAGGCTGATTTTGCTGTCTTAGATGATGAAGAGCGTAAGGTGCTTGGGGAAGCCCTTAGTGATCATAAGAAAGAGGAAGCTGCAACGCAGTGAATGAATTGATCGCCAATACTCCTGTGGCCCTAACACCTGAGGCCCAGGATCCAGCTGAGGTTGCCAGAGAGCTTATCAGGCGCAAACAGGCGGCTGGTAGTCTGGTAAAGTACGCTCAGTTCATGGATGATGGTTATGATCCTTACCAGGTTCATTATCATATAGCCGAGAAGCTGCAAGCTGTCGAGCAAGGGAAACTTCGGCGGCTGGCGATATTTGTCCCTCCTGCTATTGGTAAATCCAGGATTTCTAGTGAGATATTTCCTTCTTGGTTCTTCGGCAGAAACCCGACATTGGAGTTCATCCAGGCAAGCTATTCAGCAGATCTGGCCTTTGGGTTTGGAAGGAATGTTAGGAATATAATAAAAGATGACCGCTTTCGTTTAGTGTTTCCTGGGATTAAGATCGCCGATGATGCTCAGAGCATGAATGAATGGAAGACGCATCAGGGTGGAGAGTATAAGGCTGAGGGTGTACTAGGCGGGCTGATAGGCTTCCACGCACACATAGCTGTCATAGATGACCCTTTCAAGAGTTACGAAAGTGCCCTCAGTCTAAATAATCGTAGAGCTGTTTGGGATTGGTACGCGAGCGTTTTGCTCAACCGTCTGCGTCCTTATAAGGATGGTCCAGGTGCTGTTATACTAATCATGCAGAGGTGGCATGACGATGACTTGGGGGGACGGATTGAAAAGCTCAACGAAGCAGGCGAAGAGTATTGGGACATTATAAGGCTTCCCTCCCTCGCAGAAGCGGATGATCCTTTGGGCCGAGCGCCAGGCGAAGCGCTCTTGCCGGAAGGCCCTAACATGCGCTCAACTGAGGAGCTCCACGCTATTCGTGCGCGCAATCCGTCCCTTTTTATGGCTTTGCATCAGCAGAAACCGGTCAGCGATGAGGGGGATGTTTTTCAGCCTGGTTGGATGAAGAAGGTTCCTGATAGTAAGATTCCTGAAAATATGACTTATTACGGAACCAGTGATTATGCACTGACCAAGGGTTCTGGAGACTACACTGTTCATATGGTCTTCGGCATAGATGAGCGAGGTATGATATACCTTGTTGAGGTGTTTAGGGACCAAGTGGAGATATTTGATGGGGTGGAGAGTGCTTGTGAGTTGATGCTTAAGTATAAGCCTTTGAAATGGCTACATGAGCGTGTTATGATGGGTAAGGTTGTTGGGCCTCTTCTTAGGAAGCGTAAAGCGGAACTTGGTTGCTGGACGGTCTTAGAGGATGTTAGTGTTATAGGGAGAGGTTCTAAAGATTCAGTTAATAGAGCTGGAGCTATAGCAGGGGCAATGCAGATGGGAATCTTTCATGTCCCTGAGAATGCTACTTGGCTGGGAGAGCTTGAGCACGAGATAAGTAGATTTCCCAATGCTAGGTATGACGATCAGATTGATTGCTTGGCTTTGTTAGGTATGCAGCTCTCAAAGCTCCGCAGCGCGATAGGCGCGGCTGAGGTGTTAACTGGACCTACAAAGATTGTTCCAAGTAGTAGTACCTTCGATGAGTACGTTATGAAAAACACCAGGGCGAGAAGAGGGATGCCAAGACGGAACGAAGGTATTGTAGTTCCTTTTCCAGAGGCCAGTCCGTTAGATGATAACTGGGGCCTTGACGCTCCATAACAAATTGTTATAGAGAAGATAATGTCATATCCTACAGCGCAGGACCTGAGAGTACAGTACTGGCAAGGGCAGATTGGCTTTGTGCAGAAGAAAGTGAAGCCGTTGTTCGATGCCTGTAATGTGCTCGTAAATCAGTTTTATAATGAAGCGACCACTGAGCGGGAACAGGATGTGGGAGATGCGGAAGAGGAACACGTAAGGCGTGTTAAGAGTGGCTTGATTCATGGTTTTATAGACCAGAGCCTGGCTAATATGTTAGACAGAGCTCCGACTTTTCAGTGTTACCCAGAGACTCGAGAGGCTGCGAGGACTATAAATCCTGAAGATCCGCATAGCCCGTCTTTGGCTAATGGTGTTGCAAAGATAACTAATTACCGCTATAGGGAGACTAATCAGTTAAGGGTGGACGAGCGTGTGGCGCTTGACGCTTTCTTATTCCCTTATGGTGTGGCTAAGATTGGCTTTGAGTTGGATGTGGATGCAGCAGAGCAAGAGCTGTTGCAGGAGATGACAGTCTTGGATATGGAAGATCCATCTGAGGAGAATACGTTCCTTAAGGGTGGGATTCCTGTGAGGGTGGCAGATGGCCAGGATCATCTTTTCCACATACAGATACATCAGAATGAACTGAGACTTCTTTTACAAGAAGATGTTAATAATGATCTTAAGGCCCTTATCAAAGAGTCTTTCATGGATCATATAAGACTTCATAAGCTTTTTCAAGATAGGCCAGCTCCTAGTGCGAATACTAATATTCATAGAGGTTCTCCTTATGCTGTTCGTTGGCAGCCAGACTTATTCTTAACAGATGCTTTTAGTCTGGAAGGGCCGATGGATGCAAGGTGGATAGCCTTTGGTTGGGAGTTGCCTATAGATGAAGTTAGAGCGAATCCAGCTTATCAGAATATAGAGACTCTTGAGCCAAGTCGTTATAAGGATGCTCCAGAGAAAGAAGCGGATCTTGACTCTGATGGTTTTGATGTCGTAAGAGGTTGGGAAGTGTGGGCGAGGAACTTTCCTGTAGGCAAGAACAAGTTTAGGAATTTGTTCTTTACGATTGCCGAGGGCAGTGAGAAGTTCTTACAATATGAAGAGGAGTGGCCTTACGACAGAGTTGATAACTATCCGGTAGAGACTTTGAGTTTCCAGACTGGTGTTAGGCAATGGTTTCACAAGCCGCCGTTGCTTATGGCTGGTGGGGACACTGTCCAGGCTTTGACTAATGAGATCATGGACTCGTTCCTTTATACTATACGGAAACAGAAGAACTTGTGGCTTGTTGATCCAGCGGCGGGTATTGACAGAGACATCCTTCAGGATATCTTGGATGCTCCAGATGGATCTATTGTAGAGGTTCCTGGTCTTAGTGAGCAAGGATCTAATGCTATTATCCCTCTTCCTTTCTTGTCTGTTCCTTCAGACAAAGGTGGAATGTTGAATCTCCTTCAACAGATGTTCGATAGGAGCGCAGGTACTCCTCAGCCGGTGCAGCTTCCGACTGCTGAAACGGCAACAGAAGCTTCGATCATGGAGAAGAAGAATACGTCAAGGGAGAATCGGCGCTCGGCGTTGCTTTCGGAGTTTCAGGTTCGCAAGGCCAGGAAGATGTTCCAACTTGATTCGCAATTTAGGCCGGAGAAGTTATTTCTCTTGGATAAAAACGCGAATGAGTTTATTAGTCTGAGTAAGGAGCTTGCTGAAGGCGAGTACTTATTCACCATGGATGTTTCGAGTCAGTCCACTGCATTGGCTGTTGAGAGAAGTCAGTGGATGGACTTGCTAAACTTATTCGCAGGGCTTACTCCTCTTCTCACTCAAACCTACGGTATTCCTCCGAACATACCGGAGCTTGCGCGTAGACTGCTAGTGAGGGGATTTAATGAGAAAGACGTTGAAGAGATTTTGCCGATGCTTGAGAAGCAGACTCAAGAGATGCAAGCACAAGCACAGGCAGCCGCCACGCAGGGGGAAGGCGGCACTTCGGAGTTCGCCAACCCAGAGGCCCAAGCGCTTCAGCAGGCCTTACAGGATGGGAGAGCGGCGAACGCGGGGGTAGGACCTTTAGACGCAGATAGCTTTAACAGAGATATGCCTAGTGAGGGTCAGCAGGCTGGAGAGACGGTGACAGTCTGATGCCTTTAGGATTTCTTTCAAAAGCTGCATTAAAAGTTGTTAAGGGAGGAAAAAAGAGTACTCTAAAAGGCAGAGAGATCTCTAAAGGGACTGATGTTAGGCTGAAAGAAGGTTTAGACATAGATGTTGAGCACGCTAAAGCAGTAGATAATATAAATATTGTTAATGATCTTATTAGAGAAGGGAAAAGGAAAGAGGCTAAGGAAACTTGGCTTGACCTATGGTCTGAGCCTAATCATCCTAAAGCTATAACAGAAGAGCAGCTAGAATTATCAGATGCTCAAGCTATACACTTAGGAATAGATCCTGAGACTTTTGAAGATACTAAGGATCTTATAAAAGCTTCTGGACTTAAAGTTATAAAGAATAAAGAAGACTGATGCCTTTTAAGAGCCAAAATCAGCGGGCGATGTTTCATGCCGCTAAGAATGATCCCAAGCTTAGGAAGAAACTAGGACTGAAGCTTAGTGTAATTAAGAGGTTTCTTGACGAAGATCAGGGTGGAAAGCTTCCAAAAGTTTCTCGTAAGACAAAGAAAGTATTGAGTGCATAATGGCTAAATTTAATTTTGCTAAAGGTGTAGAAGCTTTTCGTAAGGAGCTTGCAAAAGCTGAACTTGAAAGTCAACGTGCTCCAAAAGATAGTACTTGGAACATAAATGAGGATAAAGATGGTCTTATAGAAGCTAAACTTACTAAAAAGTATAATGGTAAGGATACGGTTATTTCTGAGCGTACGCTACGAGTAGTAGGAGGAGAAGATGGGTACGTGGAAGAGGTTATAAAGGGCGCTAATAAACTTCCTGATCTTACTGATTCTGAGCGTAGATTTAGAAGGGTTTTAGGGGCTCAAGGTTTAGAAGAGAGAGGGCATAAAGGAGAGTCCTTAAGGGACTTTGATCTTAGAACTTTGGAGCAACCAAAACAAGGATATATGAGCTCTTTTGCTAAAGCTGCTAAAGTGCCTGAAAATTTAGGCGGTAAAGCTGTAGAAGGGGTTAAGAGCTTAGGGCGAAAGTTAGGCTTTGGAAAAGAAGAAGATACCAGACCAGATCCTATTAAGTTTGAGGGAGCAAAAGCTCCTCCTGC